AGAAATGGGGGAATAAATATAGCATCGTAGCTCTGTAAATTATATAAACCCTCTAAGTATTGTATCCAGCGGCGTTCATTTATATCTGACAACTCTAAACCATTAAACATCTCACCCACATGATTTATAGTTATGCCTAATATACCTTTCCAGAATCTTTTGACTTCTTTCAATCTTCCTATGTCATCATCCCCCCTGGTTCCTGGGGTGAAACAAAGAATAGAGCAAGCATCTGCATATTTTAATATCGTACCAGACATAGAGTATTCAGAATCATCTGGATGTGGTGATAGTACTAACATGTTCATCTAGGTTGAGAAATCTCCTGGGGCTTAATGATTTAAAAAATCCCCCCTGATAAAATTTAAATCCGTTTCGTCTCAAATAATCCCTGAAATCTTCTGTATAGATATTTATATCTATTGGTGAATATACAGTATTCCGAGTATCAAATTTGATTACATCTCCGTCGTAAGAGAAGGTAATATTACCTACATTGTCCACCTGTATATCAGGGGTAAACCCCTTGTCCTCAGCGAGGGGAATATAGGCTTCGCATAAGTTCGATACTAGAGAGTGCAACTCCTCGTCGCTTAATGGCCTAGGATATACATTTTCTCTAATTACTTTGGCGGGAAGCCCGGCAGCAAAGCAGCCAGGGGGTAAATCTTTATTCACTAAGGAATTAATTCCAATAACTACATTATCGCCAATTGTAACCCCCGCCAATATTTGAGTCCTCGCAGGAATCCATACCTTATTTCCGATATATACTGGCGCTTGGTGCTGGCTTGGAAAACCATCTACAACCGGAAGCCAGGCCCCGTGTGTCCATATTTTGCATTCCTGACCCAAACCACAGTATTTGCCAATAAATACTTCGTCGGCACAATTAATTGTAGTTCCGTCAAATATTCCAACGTAATCATCTATGAATACATTTGAGTTTAGACCATGCCAACCACCAAATCCAATCTCACAATTTTTCTGTATGTAAACGTGCTTGCCTATGTGTAAATTTCTACACCTGGCTTTAAACCCCTTTTCTATGATTGTATATGGCCCAATAGCTAATTCATCTGATACTATTATATCAGCATCCTCAGATATTCGCACTTCCTTTGCTATCTTGACTTTCCCAGCCCTAACCACACTAATTATACCCCTCTCTAATATTTATTGGCAATTTAAATCCACCCATAGATTGTCTGGAACCAGAGAACAATCGTCTACGTAGAAATTCTTCCAGTTCTTTTACATCATCTAAATAACCCTTGCGAAGTTCTGCTCCGCCAGCCAAATTAGAATACGATACTTCATCATCCCTCCAAGAAGCAATATCCCAAGCAGAATCTTTTAGGTCTGCGCCACGGATTATAATTGCCGCCTGAAGAATAAATGCACGCTCATCTGCATATTCGATAATTGGCGGTGATGCAATTTCAAAACTGGCGCTGGAACTTCTAGCTACTATATAAGATGCATTAATGGTATATCTATTACGCCACTTCTTCATTAAAGTCTTACAGGCCATGACTAATCCATGTCTAAGGTGAGCATCCTCGTATCTGTATGGCTCGGAAGTATCACCAAGATGTACTCTTAAATCGGGAATTAAATAATCAAGTCCTGTAACTACTGTTATAGCCATTATTACTCCTCGTCTGTCACGGGCGATTCTTGGCGCTGTAGTTCAGATAACCTCTCCTTGATAGCGGATATTGTACCAACTGATTTGTTCATTTCTTCAGCAATTCGCAACATACGCATTACAGGAACAGGAGAAGTAAACTTATCTAAAAGTGCCTTCGTAGCAAAGTAGGGCTTAGATAATGCTTCACGTAAAACATCTTCCTCAACTTCATTGACTGAAATCTCTTCGACCAATTCTTTGGTATATGGGGCGATGATCCCTTTCTGAAGTAAAACCTTATTTACTCGTCGAAAGTACTCATTCTCCATTTCTGTCCACAGAACAATTACAATATCCTCATCGTCTACTTCACCAGGAGTTCCTGATAAGATGATGTCGGTAGGCATTTTTGTAAACGGGTCAATAATACTGAGGCCCACTCTGCCCACAATGGCTTTAATGTACTGTGCTACAGGTTTTCCGGTTGCCCTTGCTTTACTAACAACGTCGTAAAAATCTTTATTAATTTGTTCTGACATCCTTTCCTCCCCCTAATAATGTGGCGGGCTGTGATAAAATCACAATTTAAGCCACTACGCACCCGCCTTAACCTATTATGTGTTGTTTATCTCTACGCTAGAGAGGTAACATCAATGACGTAAATTCCTTGAACTTTATCAATGATAAGACCCCACTGTTGATATGCTTCCAGATACCAATCTGGGGGAGTGGGATTATAATCTTCCCACTGCTTCCAACGAACATCGCCGTATTGGATATACTCACCAACGTTTTCCCCGATAACTAGCACGTAGCGGTTTGGAATTAGTGCATTATAG